TGTAGTGCTCCTGTAAGTAGCGCCCAGCCTGGGCTACAGCCCAGGCTGGTGCTAATGGCGTTAGACCGTCATGGTCATCTTGGACCACGCATCTGAGAATAATTTATGACTCATCTCGCCATAATCCACTCTGAAACCGGTCGCTTTGCGCATCACGTATTGCTCTATGGCGCTATACGAAGCTGATACGTTCACGATTCGGCGGATTGCATATTGCGCGTCCAATCCGACTACGGTGTTGGCCCCGATCAGAGCAGTCTCCAGCAGCAAGATCTTCGGAGGCGAGATACCCAGGTTCTCAACAGAGAACAGGGTGTCGATCCGAGGAGACTTAGGGTCATCACCCTGCACGTTCGGCTTACCGGTCCGGCCTTCCAGGGCTAGGGCCGCATTGACGTCACAAAGAATGTGCGTGATGGTCCGAGTCTGGTATGCCGCACGAAGGTAGTGGATCCAAGCCTTCTGGGACATTACCCCCGCGGCGACAATGGCCGCGTCGAAGGAATCTGCCTGCACAGAGGACAACGCGGTTTCACCAATGTCGGTGTCGCCATTCACCATGTTGGTGATGTTGTCTTCGATGATGCGAATCCGCTCGGCCCGCGCTTGGTGAGTCATCGCCAAACCGACAAGATCCAGGGTGGATGCCTGCAAGGCTTCATCGGAGATGGTCAAACCGATGGACTTGGTGGGCACACGATAGGTCTTATCGCTCACGGTGATGGTTACCATCCGGGCGGGCTCAGCCAGCTGGGCGACCGGCTGGTTGGCAACGTCCGCACTGCGTGGCGCCTGGGTGTTGATAATCGGCTGCTCGATCTTTGGGGACGTCACAGTCTGGGTCTGCGCCACCATGCTGTTGTAGCCATTGACGAAATCAGACTTGTCCTCATCCAGCTGGCTTTCAATCAGCTGCAGGATGATCTCCGGAAACAACAGGCGGCCGGAAGGGGTGTTGTTGCCGGTGCCGTCAGGACGGACGATGGTACCCACATTCATGTCCAGGCTACCGTCCAGCACCTGCTTCATGGAGGGGGGTCGGATGCCGCCTTTGTCGGGACGCAGATACATGCCGGTCTGGGCCATGATCTGTTCCATGGGCGTACCCAGGCGGATATCATATTCAGGGAACTTGGCGGTCAGGTACTCGCTCAGCGACACGCCCGCTTCACCAGCTGCTCGGTAATCGGTGATCCGCAGGTCGATCTGGTGCGTCTCGCCGTTTTTGTCCTTCAAGCCGTATTGGCTGTGGACGTCTGTATTAGTATGTTCCATCGGTCTATCTCCCTATGTGCGGTTATTCGCGTTCCAGAAGTACGGAATCGCCGGCAACACCAGTCCCAGAAACAAGGCGAATACACTTCCACATGTGGTTGTTGGGGGTTTTTTCTGTGTAGGTGTAGTTGGCTGAGGTCAACTGGCTGGCCGCAACGCCGATCTTCACCTGAGGTTTTCCGTTCGCAGTACCCAACGCGATAGGAGTGCCGACCACAACGAAGTCGCCAACTGCCATGGTGCCGCCCTCGTTGGACGCCACTTGGGCTACGACCCGCATGTTGCGCTGCACACTGCCAAACGACATGCCCGCATTAACCGTCACAACTTCGACAGAAGTGACAAAGCCTTCCAGCTCATCCCCATCAACTGCTTGAACATAGTCGCTGGCTACGCCCATCTTCACCGCTTGACCCACATCCGTGTCGCTGAACAACCCGGCGGTGGCGCCCAAGGCGGCAGAAATGATATCCGCATGAGGGCTGTTAACAAGCTCCGTAAAATTGAAATCCGTCATCTTTCAGTCCTCTGCTTACTTGAAGCTCACCGCCCGTACTTTGGCGGAAGTTTGGTTGTCCAGCTCACCATCATCGGTTTCCTGGGCGTTTTCGATAGGCAGCTCTGCGGTTGCCCCAATGGAGAAGGTCCCCGTAAACTTGGTGTTCACCTTGTCGAACTGTTCAACGAGCGCTTCATCCGACAGGGATGAGAGGTCTACGTGGACCCCACCCATGCCGATCTGCATACGCTCAACAGCCATCTCGGTGATACGTCGGTAGTTGGTGTTGTTGGCCTCATGCGCGGTGTTCTTGCGCGTGGCCTCCTTCAGCTCAACCTTCAGGTCGACGAACTTATCGTTGGCCTCGCTCACCTGCTTTTGCAGAGACTCCACCACCGGACTTAGATCCACGACCGGTTCAGACCCAGATTCCTCAGCAGGAGTACCCTGGTCTTGGTCATCCTCTACGCTTACGTCGCCGGCATCGGCTCCGTCATCACCCGTTACTTTGTCAGCAACCACTTCTGGCTCTAAGGCGTCGGGGTTCCCCTCTTTAGGAGCATCAGCCCCGTCCTTGAGGGGCGCATCCGTGGGTACGCCGGAGGCCACCAGAGCCGCCTGTGCTTCAGTAAGGGTGGGCTTTCCCCGCTTTTTCATATCGCTAACTCCGTATGAACGGTTATCTCCCGAACTGGCGTCCGTGTACTTGGCCAACACCTTTTCAACAACGGCGTCATAGGTCATCACTTCGTCCACCAACCCAACTTCTTTAGCCTCAGAGCCAAAGAACACTTTTCCCTCAGCCGCATGATCCTTGATCATGGTCTGAGGAATTCCCCGGTTCTCTGCAACCGTCCGGGTGAATACGTCGTAGATGAAATCCATGTCATCGTTAATCTCTTTCTTGGCCTTGTCGGACAGAGGCTCGTAAGGACTGCCGAGAGCTTTGAACTCACCTTTGCGAAGGATTGTGGTAGTAATCCCATAGTCCTCCAGCATCTTGGAAATGTCCTGATGGACCGTGATGACGCCGATCGAGCCGACAGAGGCCATCTCGTTGGCATACACCTTGTCGCCCACGGATCCCAGCCAGTAACCGCCCGAGGCCATTTGGGAGCCGGTGTAGGTGTTGACCGGCTTGACCTTGTTGCTCACCTCTTTAATAAAATCCGAGGTCTCCGCGATACCGCTGACAGATCCGCCAGGGCTCTCCACCTTGAGCAGAATGGAGCTTGTGCCTTCGTGGATCGCCGCCTCATACACCGCGGCTCGGATCTCATCGTAGGAGACGAGGCCAAAATACTTGTTCCAGGGAGAGTCGTCGTTGGTCAGGGCGCCGTTGATGGAAACGACCGCCAGCTCTTCCACCTGGGTAACCATGTGGTCGTAATCACCAAACTGCCGATCTTCTTCCGGATAGTCCCGGATGTACTGGGCAGACAGCTCGGACATCTCGGGCAGGGTGATCTCGCGCACCCGCTTCTGCGCTTCCGTCAGCGTCTTGAAACCTTCTTCATCCGTTAACCAAATCTGCTTTTTCATGCCGCCTCCTATTGGCTGTCCCCGCCGGCTTTGCTGGGTGAGTCTGGCTGCAAAGCGCGACCTTGAGGGTCAGCGTTAGGGCTGGCCTCGTTTGCTCTGTTGTTCTTGAGTTCAAACAGGGTGCCGCTCAGAGGTGGAGCGGTCGGGCTGCGTGGCCCGGTACCCATCTGCTGAGCAGCTTCTTCGTCGGTGATAAATCCGAAGGACAGCAGCTCCAGGACCCGCTGCTGCTTCATGGTCTTGAAGGCTTCGAGCTCATCCTCGGGCCGCAGGTTGATCGGCAAGAACTCGAACTTTACGTAGATGTCCGCGCCGAAAAGCCGCGCCGCCAGGGTCAGGGCGCGACTGAACACGTCCTCCACTGGGCGCTGGATGGCTTTGGCGTTCTTCAGGAAGATTAGGCTTTCAGTGTTGGAGAGGCTTTGGCTGCCGCCCATCCGTAAACCCAGGATCGAGGGGTGTGACTTGAGGCTGGTGGCCAGCATCCCGCTGATCGCCGTTACCAGATCGCTGTACTCAGCCTTAAAATTTTCGGAGGACAGCAGCTCGGTGTGTACCGAGTCATAAGCAATCAGGGCGTCCTCGGGTTCCATCGCCTTAACGACGTCTTCCACATCCGTCCTGACGCTCTCCATGAACTTGCGCAGCAGGTCCGGATCGCTACGGACCTCCTGGGTTGCCGCCGCCGCCACCTTCTCCGCGTCCAGGGTCACAATCAGTCGACTGTGCCCACCACGGCGCTGCACCCGCCGCATGTCTTCGATGAATTCTGCGTAGTAATAAGCGTTGGTGAGTGCCGCTTCCATCATGGAGTTGGCGTAAGGAGCGCTGGTGTCCTTATGGGATTCGGCCACCCAGAAGTTGGGGATGTTCAGAAGGATGTCGTCTTTGGAGCTCGTCTGTGCCGGGAACTTGGTACCGTCACCCCGGCTGATCCACTTCAGCGTTTCCGCAGGAATGAGGTTGATGCGGTCAGGGAGTCTGGCTTTGTTCAGTACCAGCTCCCCGGCCAAGGTACCCGAGAGGATGACTTCTCTCAGGGCTGTCTCCACCTGACTGTTCACCGTCTGTTTGTCAGCATACCCCACCGAATAGTCGCTCAGGGTATCCATGCCTGCCATGATGGACTGCGCCAGCCGAGTACCTTCCTCATTGAACTGGTGGTCCTGGACTCCGTAAGCCGATACTTTATAGCCGGAGTTGGCAACTTGAACGTATGAATAGACTGCGGTGGAAACAGTGCCATCGACCTTGGCCAATGCACGTACAGCTTCGATGACTTTGTTAGCGGTGCGGAGGTCGCGGATCTTTTTGTTGAGGAAGAGCGGAGACTCTCGGGTTATCTCCTGCCCTTTGTCTGTAGCAGACGCGGTGGTGCGCGAGTTGGCTTTGGTTGCCAGCTTTCTTGGCAGCACTACCTGCTTAGCGTCCATACTGGCCTCGGTTTAGTTCCCTTAAAACAGGCAGCGTCGTAGCCCCGTCAATTTCTTTGTGCGATTTTACCTTTGTTGTGCCGGCCATTGGAAGGGCAGGGGTAACACCGGCATCCACGTTGTGATCGAGCAATTGGTACGCAAGGTACCCATAATTCATCGCGTGAGCATAGTGATCTTCGTCTACTGAAGTCCAGTGATTTATGTATTCCCCCTGATTATTCATATGGGTAACGCGCTTCATCGCTAGTAAGTGCTTACGTACCGTTTCCTGCTCCGGGCACTGCGGAAATTGGATCCTGCCGCCGTTTGCGGCCTTGGCCAGACTGTCAAAACACTTCGTTCGATCGGCCTTTACCACCCCTTCCGCGTCATCTATGAGAAAATTAGTCAATTTATTCCCGACGCTTCGCACGTAATAACAGCCGAATACCCGGCCCACAGGGTTCTGCTGGATCAGGGTCAGTGCCGTGGTAAAGTCGGGACCGGCATCGATCACCGCTTTCTTCACCCCAAAGAAGTCCATCAGCTCCTGGCATCGCGCTATCGCGTTCCCAACTTTTGCGGCCGTGCCCTGCTTGACCCGCTCACAGTAGATCAGCTGCAGCTTGAGGCCTTCGGGCCGGTAGATGGTGATCCAACAGGTCTTGCCCACGTCCATCCCCAGCACGCACCCGTGTGCGGCGCCGGGACCGGCGGTGACCGGTCGCAGCGTTTGGTTAGCCAGGATCCGATCAAGCAGAAAGGAGGTCTCCGCGTCCTGAAACGGCAGCCCCAGCTTGAAGTTCACCCAGTCGGCCTTGCGCTCATAGTCATCCAGGTGGCGCAGGGTCTTTGCCAGCGGGTTCACCATCGGCACGTCGTAAGGCATCAC